GCCTTGTAAGCCTTCTAATAGGGCTTCCTTAGTTTCTGCCCAACGTCCTGTTAATAGTTCTGACATTTAAATTTCTCCTTAAAATTTTAGTCCAGCAAGTCTACGAATGTCAACAATATTGCTACTGTCACCATCTAACCCACTGCTATTTTGGTTGTTGGAAATCTTATTTCCGGTTATTTCTTTAGCCTCTACTAGTGCCTGTTTCTTCTGCGGAGTCTTGCTAACATTACCATTGATAACGCTTGGCAAGTACTTTTCAAAACTTTCGTTTAGACGTTCTGTTTTCACAGACTCCATCAACTCGCTCATGATTTGCTTTTGCTCACTGTTAAGTGGCGCCAACAATTCACTCATGATTTCTTTTCTTTCTTTAGCTTCTTTCAAAGCACGGATCTCTGCATCTTTACTTTCTAGGATTTGCTCAGCTTGTACGACTGCCTTAGCGGCCTCTTGCATAGCTTGATCTTTCAGGTCTATAACCTTGAGTAATTTAGATGTTTCCGATTTTTCATTTAGGTAAGACGCTTGATATTCGTGAGCAAAAGCTTCAAATAACTTGCGACCAAAATCTGCACGACGAGCTGTTTCGATGTCTTCTTTTAATGATGTAATTTCAGAACGTAGTCCTTCGCTTACAACACCTTGAACCATCTTAGCGGCACGAGTTACAAATTGCTCTTTTACCTTCTTGATTTCTTGTCGACCTTCACGGATTAAGCGAACTTTAGTTTCTGCTAAATCCTTCTTGTCTTGACCAAACTCTGTAATTTCTTGAGCTAGAGCCTCAACTACAAATTGTTCTAACACGCCAAACTTATTTGCCATTCTTACTTGATCTTCATGAAGTTCACGAACTTCTTGAGCTAGTTGACGAGTAACGAATTCCTTCATCATCTCAGCATCTTTCTTCATCTTCTTAGCATACTTGACTTTCATCTCAGCTAGTTGATTGCGATCATCGGCAAATTCTACGATTTCAACAGCTAGTTGATCAGTGATCATACGATCAATTGCTTCAACCATTGTTGCTTTATCGTGTTCATATTTTTGTGCAAACTCTTCACGTAATTGTTGAGCGGCTGTTTCCTTAGCTTCGTTAACCTTAGCTTCGAACGCCTTCTCAATTGACTCTTTAATCTCTACAGAAATCACATTGTTTTCAAATAAACTTTTTAGTGCATCCAACATATGATTCTCCTTGTTATTGGAGTCTGCTTATTATTGCTAATAAGCTCTCTTTGAGATATTTCTGTGCCTTAGGATCCCCTTTCACCTCTTCCGCTATACGCAAGGCACTTAGACCACCGCGATTATTCATCAGGTGTTCATAAATTGGTGTGGGATATGCTCCAGGAGCACTAGGTTGAGCTACCATATCTACTGTGATAATCTCAAAATCTGATACTTCACCGGATCCGTCATCTTTGACGTTTCCGGATCCGCGACTTGAAACACCTAACTTGACTCCGCTTTCTAGCATCGTCTTGATTAGTTGTCCCATTGGTGTTGGAAGTATTTTCAACTTCCCGTAACCATTAGGACCGTCCATCCACATATTAACTATCATGTGTGACACACGGTCCAGGTTAATTTTTAGATCATCTGGATGATCCACTTCTCCGAGAACTGAATAACCGTTTTGAATCTGATCGTTAAGGGTCTTAACAGCCTTGCCAATCTCATTAACAGGGTAAACACGCTGGTTGGCGTTTTTAATACCGCCCTGGATGCAAATCCCGGACATGTACAAGTTTTTCCCATCTTTGTCATCAGATTCAACGATCATTTTTGCTTCGTTGAAACTGAGATTCTCTCGGAGGTATAAAGACATACTTTTAATAGTCTCTTTTAATTATTTACGAGCACGTAAAACGCTTTGTGTGTTGCTTTCGCCACGGCCATTAGAATCTTTAGCACCTACTTCTTTACCTTGTGCTTTTTTCTGATTGCCACTACTGTCTACACCACCATAACCATTTTGACGATCACGGAACGCTTTCTTACCAGCATCGCCACCTGGACGGTTCATTGTATCACCGATTAATGGTTTTGGATTGCTTGGATCAGCTAAACCACCTTTAGTTCCACCAGCTCTTGTGCCAGCATCACCTTTTACTTCTACATGATTCTGTGCAATGTTTTCTGAAGTGCCGCCCATGTTGTTTACCATGTGTCCGTCGATAGCACTTTTCTTGTACATGTTGCTTGTAACTGAACCAGCTTGAGCACCAACGTGTGCGCCTTCTGTTGAACCAGCAATGTTTTTGCCTGATTCGTATGGAGCACCGATCTTGTTAACGTATTCCATGATGTGAGCTAGTTCATCTAAACCGCCCATTTCATGATCATCGTCACCACCCATGTCACCACCCATCTCAGCACCTAAATCGTGCATTGGAGCGCCATCACCATGGATACCTGGCTCGTTTTCTTCTTCGTGTTCTTCACCAGCCAATAGCTGTTCAAATTCTGCTTTTAGATCTTCTAATGCATCTTCTAGATCCATTACGCGATCTTCCATGTCGCCTGCATCTTGATCGATAGTTTCTGCGTCATCTTCTGCGTCATCCATATCAGCTTCTGCGTCATCTTCTGCATCATCGCTATCATCTTCTGCATCATCGCTATCATCTTCTGCATCATCTTCTGCATCATCGCCGCCGAATGGGTTTTCTTCTTTGTCTTCCCCGTCATCTTCGGAGCTTTCTTCTTCCATATCCTTTTCTTCCATCTCTTCTGTGTATGGATTTCCGGAATCTTTTTTGTTTGTACCAGCAATACCAAAGTCTTCTGCTAGTAGTTCTTCGTAGATTTCACGGCTTTTGCCTACTACGATATTATGAAATATTTCTTTTGCCGCTTGTTGGTCGTCATTGATTAACGCTTCAAGCATGGCTTCAAATTGAGCACGGTCAGTCATGTTAAATTCTCCTGTTGTTATAGATACAAGGCTGTGTAATATTTACACCTATGTTAAAAAAACGGGGTGATATAGGCAAAAAACAGTCAAATTTTGACTGTTTTATTATTATTGAGGTGCACCAGCTTCAGGAGCAGGCATTGCATACATGGCATGTATAAATTCTAGTTCTTTTTCTTGTTCTAGAATGTGTGCTTCTGTGCTTTTGCGTAATTCGTTGATTTGTCTAAGAGTTAAACGTGTCTTACGTGTATCGTCTCTATGTAATTGAGTATCGTCACGATGGGGCTCGTAGCGTAAGTCGTTAGCTACATTACGAGTGCTTGGATCAATATAAAACAATTCACGTAGGATCATACTATATTTATATTAAACCGGTCCTTGAGCACCACCTGCTACACCTGCTCCGCCGGTACTAGGAGGTACTGCACCACCTGCACCTTCACCAGATTCAGGACCTTGCATATCTTCAGGTGCTTCCATATCGCTTGCACCAGCTAAATCGCCTGCAATACCAGCGGCACTAAGCCCTGCACCACGCAATTCACCTTGACTATCTGTAGTAGTTGGCTCACCGTGACCGTTTTCTTCTGCCCACATGCGTTCATTTTCTGCAATTTCTTCGTCGGTTAGGGCTAGGAAACGTTTAAATGCAAAGCGTTTTGACACGAAAGGCAATGCACTGATGGTACTAAAGGTGTTAATACGCTCTGCATCAATAGTAGCTTGACGGCTACTTGCAAAGTTCATCGGTGGATTAAAGTTTAATTCAAACAAATTAGGATCAATGTTCATGCCTTTGTAATACATGAAGCGTTTAAACTCTTCATCAAAGATATGAACTAACAAACTTTGCAAACGTTCGCAATATTTGTTGAAACGTAGTTCTTGAATGTATGCTGTTCCAACACGACCGTCATTGAAATTGCTTTGACTGTCATCTTGTCCTGTAGGCAAATAGCTACTAGGAATACGCAATCCACGGAATAACTTGTTAGTAAAATACTTCAAGTCATCAATCTCGCCAATATTCTTACCGCCTTCTAGCATTGTTACGTCGGAACCTTTGCCGTCTGGAGTTTTAGGGAAGAAATAATCTTCGTTAATGCTTAGAGGGTTGTATGCAGAGTCTATGACGTTCTGTCCTCCACCTGTTTGTGAAGGAATACGACGTTGGTGGATTTCGTTCTTTACACGTTCTACAAATGCCATGGCCAAATGCGGAGGCATATTACCTACATCAATGTGGAATACTCTGCGTTCTGGAGCACGTTGTATACGATAGATTAGAATAGCATCTTCTAATAATTCTTTTTGTTTGTAAACTTTAAAGATATTCTCTAATAAACTGTTGCCAAATGGATAGTTGTTGTCTAGCCCTTCTGACAAACTTAAATGTATGACATGTTCTGCATTGACAGCAGATTCTTTTTGATTTAAACCAAAGCGACTAGTGTTGCCTGGAGTAGGACCTTTGCCACCACCTGGACCGCCACTTGTGCTTCCACCAAAATTTCCACCGCTAGTTTGTGATCCTTGTCCGCCTTGGCGTGGTCCAACTTGTGGAGTGATCTGTGTTGCTACTAAATTTTCAAAATTAGGAGCAAGATCTTTAATAATGAACTGCTCTGGTTTCTTACCTTCGCTTTCATTTACAATAACTTTAATAATTTGTGCAGAATCGACCCAATTCCATTTTTGATTTTCTGGATCACGTACAAAGAATGCATCTCCGTATTTGAATGTGTTACGCACAATACGGAACATGCGAGTATCAAACTGTTGTAGCTTGTTCCATTGCTGTAGATATTCACCTAAGATTTTAATTTCAGCGTTAGTTGCTTTGTTGCGCCATTTAATAGCAAATGGACTCTTAGAATCTTTTAATTTTTGTGTGCAGAATTCTGCAAGAATATCTAGTGCCGCATTAACTTCTGGATCGCTATCCATGACTTCGTATTGAGCATAACGTTCAATACGGTTTGGACTACCAGTGTACACATCTGGCAAATAGCTGGAATAATTTGTACGTGCTGGTCCTGGACGGTTTCCGCTAGATTGCCCGCTGATAGGGCTTAGTAACTGACCGTTAACAGGGACGGGTGTAAAATATTTTTTCCAACTCATCGATTATCCTTTAGGCGTGAAGATCTGGATGCAGATCTTTTAAGGCACGTATTTGTTTATCAGTATTGCTGGCAATTTCAGGCAAATGTGACATAAATGTATTTAACTGTCCTAGCAGTTGTTTGATATCAGTTAAATGAGCATCATTGAGTTGATTAACTTGAGCTCCGGCAGTATTACTATTAGTTTTTTGAATATCGCTTGAAATATTCATTGCAGTTCCGGCAACACTATTGATAATATTAGAAAATTGGGCTTCGGTGACCACTGCTTCTCGACCGTCTAACTGATGCAGTTCACCGTTAGTATTAAAGTCGTGAAATAGTTCTCCCCACACTCCCATAGTTCCAGTTGCATGGGGTTTTACATTTCCAGTTAATTTATCTGAAGCCCAATCGAATGCTGATTTACCATATTTTGCAATAATGTCTGTAGCATTTTCTAAGCCTTTAACAAATCCAGCAGGCATAGTTTTACCTACAGCATCTGTTATTGCATTAAAAATCTCCTCGGTCTTACGCTGTATGTTGTCAGGGTTAAATGTATTAGGACTACCGTCCGGTTTTTGTTGATTTAATTTACTCGATATATCATATTTCAAAGCTTCAGAACCTAATTTATTTGCTCCTAGTTTTAATAATTCACCTAGTAGTATTGTACTCTGTTGATTTAATATCTGTTGTCCGCGAAGCATGTCTTTTGATAATTCTTCCTGAGCTTTTCTTTCTTTTTTCTGATCTTCTGTTTCATTTTTTCTTTGTTCTTCGTCTTTTTCTACTTTTTTCGTATATGCCTGTATTATAGAAGTTACA